AAAACAATTCTTGATATAGGTATGAACATAGGTATGAACACATGGGAATACGCAACCTTTGCAAAAAAGGTACATGGATTCGAACCTGTTCCCGAAACTTATAAAGTTGCATTAGATAATATTGCATTGAATAAAAATGAATACAGTGAAGATAAAGGTTGGTGGTTTGAAAATGATATTCCTGCAAGTTTAGAAATTACAGGCGATATTGAAACACACAATATTGCATTAGGTCCTGTAGGGGGTCCTAACAAAATAGAAATGCATATTAAGAAAAATGATGGGCATAATAGAGTAGCCAACGATAATGGAGAATTTAAAACAGTTTCTGGTAATGACATAAAAAGAAATGAAGGTTATGCTAGAGTTGAAATTGAACAACGTACACTAGATTCTTATAATTTTACAGATGTAGATGTAATCAAGATAGATGTCGAAGGATATGAATTGCCCGTACTAGAAGGTGCAAATCAAACTATTTTGAACAACAGACCTATAGTACAAGTTGAATGCGTTGAAATACAACCACGGGCATTTGGAAGAACAATACAAGAACTATTTGATTATTTTAATGACAGAGATTATGTAATTACTACAGCAGACGGTGTAGTAAGAGGTCCTGAATGGGTATATGTAAAGAAAATGATGGATAGATTCATGATTCCTGCAGAAAGAACAGATTTATACACTTTGCCAGAAGATCAACCTATAAACAATCTCTTCGAAGTAGTCTAGCATAAATATGTTAGATGCTAAAAGAACTTAAAGATATCATAGTAGAGGCTGAAAAGCAACGTCCCACATTGGTTTTAAATCCATTACCGTATTCACGTGATGCATTAGAACCTGTGATGAGCAAAGAAAGCATAGATTTACACTATGCAAAATTGTCAAAAGGATATGTAGATAGGTACAACAACAAAGAAGGTGATGATACTTTTAACTTCGGTGGTGCTCATTTACATAATTTGTTTTGGCCTATGTTACAATCACCAAGTTCAGGGAATAGGCCCTTAGGAGCATCTGAAGAACTTATTAACACTAAGTTTGGATCTTACGAAAAATTCAAAGAACAATTCATAGAGAAAGCCAAGAGCCTTCAGGGCAGTGGATGGTGTTATATGGATGTCAAAGGTAATTTAGGATTAATTGCTAACCAAGATTTCAAGAAAGGAACACAGATTGCTTTACTTGTTGACATGTGGGAACATTCATATTTGCTTGATTCAACTAAAGACAAATATCTTGATAATATTTGGCGGATCATAAACTGGCCAATCGTGAACGATAGAATACAAGGAGAATAATTTATGCTAAAGTGGCTTAAAAAGATTTTCGTACCTGCTGAAAACGCTATAGAAGAAGTTCTAGTGTTAAAAAAGCAAGTAATTGAAAAGAAGTCCGAACTAACAAAAATGTCTAAAGTACAACTAGAAGAACTAGGCCGTGCTTATGATGTTGAATTAGATCGCAGATTAACTAAAGCAAAACTAGTTGATCAACTATGGAAAATAGTTAAACCTAAAAAATCCAAATAAGGAGATACAACAATGTTAGATACATTTAAAAATTGGGTAAGCAAAGCATTTCAAGAAAGAACATCTTGGGATGGTGCAGTTTTAATTGCATTTGGTATCATCGTGTTAATTGCAAAACCTTTAGCAGGTTTATTAGCATATGCTGCTATTGCATATGGCGCTTGGACTATTTGGAAAAGCGAATAGTTGAATGCCCGACGCAGTAAATCTTACAGATTCTGCAATTAAGCATATGGAAGGCTTAATTGAAAAGACCGGCAAGCCTATTGTCCGACTTCAAATGAAGGGTGGTGGCTGTGCCGGATTTTCATACGATTGGCAGATGAGTGATTCTAAAGAATTAGATGACGAAATTATAAAACTTCCAAGTGGTGAATTTGCTATTGATAGTTCAAGTTTACTATATCTTATAGGAACCGAGATAGACTACGTAGAAGAAGTGTTCGGTTCTTACCTATCTATTAAAAATCCTAACTCAACATCAAGTTGTGGCTGCGGCGAAAGCGTAGGTTTTTAGTTATTCCCAATTACAACGTCTGAACTAACAGGCATATCCCACATTTGTTTTTGCTCAACACCTTTGCGTTGTGCAAATCTCTTGGCATCACAATCTCCGCAAACGTGAAAATAATTGTTACTCAGCCGGGCTTTGCTTATCTTTTTTAGATCCCTGGTAAATACACTGTCACAGTTATCACATCGGAGTTCAACGATAGTTTTAACACGATTATAAACGTGTTTTTTACCTAGTTTACTCTTACGTGTGTGTTCTGTAATAACTTTTTTAGTGCCTATGAACATAGTTATATTTACTATTTTACATTAGGCTTATAGAATAAATTGATAAATATTATTGAAACAAAGGACTTCTAGGGGATAAGATGGCAAGAAAAGTAATAGATACCGGGGTAGTAGGTAACGACGGAACTGGCGATAGTATCCGCGATTCGTTTAGTAAAGTAAACGATAACTTTAGAGAATTATATAGTTCATTAGGTTTAGGAGAAAGATTAACTTTCTTAGGACTTGATGATACACCATCAAACTTCGTTGGACAAGAAGCAGCAGTTGTTTCTGTTAATAACACTACAGACGGTCTACAGTTTAAACAAATTACAGGTGGAACTGGTGTACTAATTGATACTACCAGTAATACTAATCAAATTATTGTAAGCACACAGTTTTCTGAAATTTCAGGAGACCCTAGTCCACAACTAGGCGGTGATTTATCAGTACAAAGTGGTGGTAACACATTTAAAATAAAAGATCTTGATACTCCTGTATCAGATGATGAAGCAGCAAATAAAGGCTATGTTGATTCAAAGATTTCTAGAGCAGGTGTAGATGCTATAGACCCTGCGACAGGTGCAACGCAAAGTGCGTTTGGAACCATGAGTGGTCCATTAATTCTTTCACGCTCACCAGAACCAGATGACGATGCTAGATACGATGGCTTAATTGCTGCAACTAAATCATATGTTGACGGTTCATCTTTTGGATCAAGTGTAAACTTATATGTTGCAACATCAGGTGCTGACGATAGACCAGGTGTTAGTGAAGATTTACAAGGTAGAGCACTTGCTTATGCCTATAGAACAATTGAAGCAGCATGTAAAAAAGCAGAAGAAATTTTACTAGAATCAAACGATGATATTGGACCATATGAAAAGAAATTAACTTATAGTAATGGCACAAAATCAGTTGAACTAGCAAGTATTACTACATCACCTACATCAGGTACAGGGTTTGTTGGAACTCCGAGACTAAGTGTTGACACAATTACTTTAAATGCTATCGGAACAAACTACCAAGCAGGAGATATAATTTTCCTTGCAGGCGGAACAGGTGATCCTGCAAAATATGAAGTTTTAACAACTGCATCTTCACCAGGTGCTGTTGTAACATTTAAACAAATTAGTTCAGGTAACTATACTGCATTACCAGGTGCTACTGGAGTTACAACTACTACAGATAGTGCATTTGGTTCAGGTGCAACATTTGATGTTACTTACAAAGTAAACAACGTTACAATCACTGATGGTGGTACAGGACACAGTTTAGTTTCAGTACGTATTACTGGAGGCGGTGGCGCAGGTGCGTTTGGTAGTGCAACCGTAATTGGTGGTGTTATTACTGCTATTGAAATTACTGATAGTGGAAGCGGATTTACTAGCGTTCCAACAGTTGAAGCAGACTTACCGAGATTCTTATTAAAGACTGAAGGACAAAGAACAGACTTTACAGGTGATGTTTTAACTGATACCGAAGTTGCATTTAGAACTAGAGACATTAGAGAAGGATTATTCATAAAAGGTTTAACATCTGGGGCGCAAGCACAGATACTTGCACACGAAGGTGCATTAGATAGTAGTGGAAATGAAATTTTTGATGTTGATGTTAAGTTTGGAAATTTCCAAATAGGTGAAGAACTATCCTACGGTGATATTACTAACCAAACACAAATTACTATCTTACTTGAAAGCGGAGTATACGAGGAAAACTATCCTATTAAAGTTCCGCAGAACGTTGCTATTGTAGGTAATGAATTTAGACGTTGTATTATAAAACCTAGATCAGGAACTTCTAGTTCGCCTTGGGCTTTCCAAAGATTTAGAAGAGACACAACTATCGACGGACTTACAACTGCAAGCGATCTATATGGATATCATTATCTAGAAGATACTACGCAACCTGTTTACCCTAAAATAGATAACGGTGGTGGTTACAAAGCATCAGCAGCACTTATAAAATTAAATAGACAGTTTCTACAAAACGAAATTGCTGCTTGGATTAACTATCAAATTGCAAATAATATAGCACCATATACATCTTCATTCAGTTACAACGAAGCATTGTGTAAACGTGATGTGGGCTTGATACTCGATGCAATGATATTTGATTTGAAGTATGGCGAATACAATAGAACAATATCAGCAGGTTTAAAATATTATCAAA